CGCATTTTCCCCATAATTCCTCTAACTCGTCACGGTCCACGCCGTCCCCGGTCATCAGAATGTGAAAATGTGGCCTGGTGTTTCCGTCTGCTGCAATGATGTAAATATATTTAATATTTTCCAATCCTGCTTTCTTCCGGCGGTAATTGATGCGTTTTATGAAGTTCCTTACATCCCTTTGGGCTGCATCCATGTTTTCCGGGTAATGGCCATCATCCCACCCAAACGTGGCCCAAATATCCCCTTTCCCAAAATTGATATTGGCCAGGCGTATGAGGTACCGCCTTGCGTTCTTATCGTTCAAATTCTTTTGGGATGGGCGTGTTTCCCTCTTCTTTGCGGTCACTGGCATGTCCTTTTTGTCTTTGAATGACGGGTACACCTGGGCTTCCAGTAATGTTGTACCGCTTTTGATGTTCTCGGACTTGGTTGTGGTGGTTCTGTAAAGGCACTCAACCTTTCCCTCTTTCATCAACCGTTCCAATTCCCATTCCTCTAAGGTGTCACACTGCTTTTGGTATGCTTCCTCATAATCGTAATCATCATAGTATTTTCTTTTCATTGGTCCCCACCTTTATATTCAAACCACCTACCCATCCACCAGGTACCCAATAAACAAAATATATATTTCTATATCATTTTGGGGTTCGTTCATTTGTTAATACCCATTACAAGGACGGGGCGGCGGTGTCGCACCTTTTCAAAAATCAGTCCATAAACTCTTCCTGGGCGTGTCCTGCTGCCGTCACTGCTGCCGCAAGTGCAACCAGGAAGCCCACCGCCAAAATGGCGGCTCCAATCATCAACTTAACAATCATATCCTTTTCCTTTCCTATATATAGGTGAAAACGCTTTATTTTCTCTATATCTTGTGTTATAATATGGGTGTTAAGTTCTTACCCGGTTGTTTTAGGTCCCCACCTTTGCAACCGGGTTTCGCTTTTTCTTTATGCTTCCTCTAAATCTCCATACAACTTTTCGTAAATATCCGTTGCATATCTCATTAAAAGGCTCTTGGCTTCCTCTTCCTGGATAGCCTGGCCGTAAGTCTTGCTATAATCTTCCTCATGTGTCAATAACCAGTTTCCTTTTGCTGATTTCCACAATTCGCAATCATACATCCGGCCCACTTCTTTGCCTGGATAGGCGTAACGGGTCCAAATATTATCTATTTGGTACCATTTCTTTACGTCTGCCACCTTTTCCATCTTCTCGGTGTCATATTTCAATCCATTTATTACAAATTGCATCCGGCACCGCCGATTTCCAAACCACGGATGGTTTCATATTTCGCATACAAAATTCCTATGAGTGCATCACGGTGGCCCGGTGTGATAAGCCCCACGGCTTCCTTTTCGTAAATCTTCCCGGTCATATACCCGGCACGAAAATCCAATTCTGCCAGGCTCTTATAACTGGCCATTTCCTTGTCAATGGCCGCCATGATGGCTTTAATTTCTCTTTTCGTGTTCATTTCCTGGGTGTCTGCTGCCAGGTCCGGCACATCAAAGGTGCGTTTTCTTCCGCTTTTGATAAAATCCGGCGTTGTTCTCTGTCTTTCTGTCCCCATAAATACTGCAAGTGCATTTCCCATGTTAAGTTCCTCGCTTTCCTGCTACTGCATTTTGTACTTATCCACAATATCCACAACCTGGTCCATCATTGCTTCCACGGTTTCCACGGTCACGGCCTTGTCATCAATGTAAAAATCTGCATAAATCTTTCTTGTGTCATTGTCCCAACGGGCAATTTGCTCCGGCAACGGCTCATTTACTGCATCAAATACAATTCCCTGGTTTTTGCACCACTCCACTGCTGCGGCCAGGTCCTTGCCGTCCCTGCTTGTCCATAGAATAACTTTGTGCCCCTGGGCTTGCAGCATCTTAACCGCTGCAACCATCTTAGGTTTTGGCTCCACAATCTCCGGGAACCTGGTAACTGCCAGGGTACCGTCAAAATCTACTGCATAAACCGCCATATTACACCGCCTTTCCGTTGGTTCCTGCACTGTCCCCAACGCTCATTTCATATTTCAATAACATGGCTGCTGCCTGGACCATTTCACAAGCGGCATCAATAGCCTGGTTATAAATGGCCATTGGCTTTGTTTCATCATCCAGGAAACATGCAATATCCACGCCTTTTACACGGTCCCACAATACTTTCATGGATGATTTCACGTTTTCCATTGCTTCCTGGGCTTCCTCTACCTCTTCCAACGTCACGGCATAACCCTCATGTGGGCTACTGAATAAAGGAAACTTGGCATTTGCCCGGTTAAGTTCCGCCTGGGCCGCCGCTTCAATCTCTTTTCTTAACTCAATCATTGCCATTGTCGATTCCCTCGCTTTCCGGCTCCTGCTGCCCTGCTGCATCTTCTCTTCCCTGGAAGTTGCTGCCATCCTCACATTCTTTACATGCCTGGGTGGATTTCTTTGCATCTTCCTTGGCGTTTGGCTTATAGTGTCCGCACTCTTCGCAACTCCAACGGTCCGGGTGCTTGCCGTCATCCTCTCCCGGTTCTTCTGCTGCCGGGTGGCGTTTTCCACATCCAAAATCAATACTTGCCGTGATAACAGGCGTTTTCTCCATGGCTTCCATCATGCTCTTAAACATTTCTTCCATTTGGGCGTTGTGTTCTTCCTGGTTCTCTTTAATGGTCTGCAATTCCTCAATGCGGTTGTGTGCCAGGGTGTCAATAAGGCGGTGCAATGATGCGGCCGCACTTTTCACGCCGTTTTCTTTCATCCAGGCTTCAAAGATTGTGACCACCGCCCCGGTAATCTGCTCATATTCTGCATGGAAACCCGTGTTTTCCTCTTCTGCTTCCAGTGTGGCAATGCACTCCGGCTTTTTCCCGGTAATCATTGCCTGGATATAAAAGCCCGGCACTTCTGCTTTTACGGCGTTGGTAATTAAATCCGCCTTGGCCGCTTCACGCATAAGGTTGTAATATTCGTTGTGTTTCATTTCCACGGTGCCGTCTGTTGTAAAACTGTCCATAAATCCCATGTTAAGTTCCTCGCTTTCTTATCTGTAAATTGGTGTTGTGAAATGATAAAGTGGTGGGTCATTTTCCACCGCTTCACGGTTCTTGTAAATCATAAGGGTAAAACGGTCCTGGTCCTCGTCATCCAGGCCACGGTGGGCAACCACTTCAAACCCAAAACGGGAATTTAATTTGGCACCCATAACCCTTTCCTGCAATTTGGCAATCTCCCTGGTGCCCAGGGTCACGCCCTCTTCAAAATACTGCTGCCATCCCTGGAAAGTCTTTTTGAGATATTCCAAAAAATCCGGCTCCACCACGCCATTGATTGGCTGATAGTCTTTTACATTCTCCATCCTCGGTTCCTCGCTTTCTTTGTTTTGGTTTTATTTACCCAGGCACGCCGCCTTTGTATTTTCTTATACCTGGCCAACATGGCCATTACTTTTGGCATGTCTGAAACTTTTATTTCCACTGTCATTTCTGCCATGGCTTCATTCTCCTAAATGTAAATGGTGTAATATAACTGCATCTGCAAATCTGAAAAGGCATATTGCGGCATTTCTTCCGGCTCCATTGGTGCCATCAATCCCCGTTCTCTCCATTGCTTATGCTTTATTTCCGGGACCGCTCGGAATTTGGTAATTACTGCATCCATTTCCGCTTCAATCTGCGGATTGTGAACGATAAGTGCCAGGTGCCCGGTGTATATTGGCTTTCCGTCCTTGAAAATCTGCAATCTGTCCGATTGGTGCAAGATTGCAAGGAAATCTTTTAGGCGTATCATAATGGCCACCCGTACTTTGCCAGGTATATGCACACGCACACAAAGGCGTAAATCATAAGCACGCCCAGGATGCCAAAGAAAATGCGGCGGTTTCGTGGGCTACCATTGCCGCCCAGGCAGTAAATGATTGCTGCCCCTGCAATTCCCATGTATGTAATGCCGCCTATTAAAATTACCAGGGCCAGGATGCCCATAATTAAAATCTGTTGCATGGTTGGTTCCTCGCTTTCTGTTTATCTAAATATTCAATAATCTGTTTTCCCAAAAATTCTGTGTACACTGGTGGTATTGCTTCCGCCAACTCCGCCCTTGTCATCCAATCAATTCCACCCAGGGCAAAACCCCAATACAAAGGAATTTGCTTACTGTTCATGCCCCTTACTCCGCCGGAACCGCATATTGCAATAAATCCATCCTGGCCAAATCCGTTTCCGGCCGTTGGCGTTTTCTTTGCCACTGGTTTTGTGCTTGGTTCCTGCAAATCAATGTTGCTTTCAAAAATCCGCTTCCTCTGCGTATAGATATTTTTGAATTGTGTGCCGGATAAGGAAATGGGGCTTTCCAATGGGGCACCAACAACATTTTCGATTATGTAAGGTTTTCCCAGTTCCCTTAATAATTCCCTGGTCTGTGGTATGAAGTCCGGGTGTTCTCCGTACTTTCCATTATTTCTCCCCTTAGAAAGCGCTTGTGCCTTTGTGTGTGCCTGGCACGGTGGGGATGCGTGGATTGCATCAAACCTGGTCAAATCCTGGGTTTTCAGAAATTCGATTGCATCCATTTGGACAAATTCAAACGGGTAATTTGGTTGGGCAACAATATCAACCCCTAAAACCTCAAATCCTGCCTGGTAATAACCTTGTGCTGCCCCCCCCCCC